GACCCGCAGGCCAGCCCGGTGATCCACGGCGCCCATCATCTGCAGCGCGGAGGTCACCGGCAGGCGCTGACCCGTCTGCTTCTCGATCAGGTGGTTGGCCATCAGCTTCATGCCGACAAACGCCTTGTCCCGCAGCAGCAGCGGCCAATCAACTGGGTTCTCGTCCGCCAGGGATCCGAAAAAATTGCCCACCGATGGCTCGTTGGCGCTCGTCATTCGCACGTCAGTGAGCCCGCCTTGCCCCTGCTCCTGATACATGTCCCGCACTTTGCGTTTGCCGTCGTCGCCAATGTTCTCTCCATAGAGCACCTTCAGTGCAGCGTCGTACTGCTCAGCGATGTCCTGCGTCCCCTTGGTGCCCAGCGTGTCCGGGTTGCCCGCAAACGGGGTGTCAGCCTCCATGAAGTGGTAGCGCAGCGACTCCTTCCAGCTCTGCCGCACCACGTCATGGGCGATGATCCCCGCCTCTGCGGCCACCCTGTAGCCCTCCAGCGTCTTGTCGGTACTCAGTAGTGTCCGGGTCCACTTGGTCCCGATCGGCTGCGTCAGGTCCATGGCCCGCAGCCGCACACCGTTCTCGCCGGCCTTGCGGACCCCCTCGGCCGCGAAAATCAGCTTGCCGCTCAGGTAGTTGTTGACCAGCTGCGTGTTGCCGCTGAACAGCTGGCTGTCCTTGACGTAGGCCTTGGCATTGCGGCGCCAGTTGTGCTTGAAGTCCGCGTCAACCGGCGGCGCCGCGGGGTCCGCCAGCTCCTCCTCCATGGTGTCAGCGATCCTGGCCAGGTCGTCCAAGCCATCGACGCCGCGGCTGGAGGCTTCCGCCACCCTGCCAACCAGGCCATCGGCTTGCACCACGTCCTTGTCGCCAAAGATCCGGGTGGCCTGCTCGAAGATGTCGTCATGGACCCTGCCGATGAAGCCGGTCAGGTCCATGCCTGGATCGCGCTGCAGCTGCTGCAGCAGCTGCCCTGATACCCGCCGGGACAGGGCCGCTGAACGGGTGGCAAACACGGCCTTGCGGTAGGCATCGACAAACTCCTGCTTGACCTCAACCGTTGGCGGCAGCCCGGTGTCGTTGATCTGCTTGCGGATCAGGGCCAGCTTGCTGCCGAGATTCACCCGCGTCATGTCGGCAAACACCTGCAGCCGGGTCTGGTTGTCGAGGATCGAGAGGAACGGCGCCACGTTGGTGGTGATCGCCTGGGCCAGGCCGTCCTTGTCGAGGGCGTGATCGGCAGTGGCAAACCCATCGGCCAGGCGCTGAGCAAACGCCTCTCGGTCGTTGATCGCCGTGGCCCGGAGAAAGTCGGTCGGGTTGTTCCTTTCCCAGCTGTTGTTGAAGGTTTCCAGCAGGGCCACCATCTGCTTGGCATCGTCAAAGCCCAGGCGATCGACCAGCTGGACAGTGTTGATGAACCATCCCTGGTCACCAGCTGGCAGCCGGCGCTCGCCAATGGCCCTATCAGCGAAGTCCTGCATGGCGTACGAATCGGCCATCAGGGCTTCCTTGAAGTAGCGGCCAAAATCAACCTCCACCATCTCGCCGGTGGTGCGATCCCGCAGGAACACGGCAGGCACGTCCTCGCCGGCTGCCGCGGCCTGGCCGCCCATGGCCCGCCGGAGCACGTCGTCCAGCGCCTTGCGATCACGTTGCTGGCGTTGTTTCTCCTGGAAGCTGTCGTCGCAGTTGTTGGCCAAGGTCAGCAGCCCTCCTCAATGGCGCGTCGTTTGATGTCCTCGATCTTTGTGTCGATCTCGGCCATCCGGCGACTCGCATAGTCTGTCGCCTCCGCCAGTGCCAGGGAATGGTCGCCCTTCTCCGCTGCGGCCAGGGCTTTCTTGGACACGCCTTTCAGCTTGCCGTCGTCTACCTGGCGGAGCGTGGCAGCCAGCTCATCAAATTGGGCCTTGGTTGCGGCTGGGTTTGGTGGCGCGGCAGCCTCCGGTGCCGGGGTCGCACCCTTTGCCCCATGTTCGGCCTCATACCACTTCAAGTAGCGCTCTGCCCAGCGATGCTTCTGAAGATCGCGGATTGCTGTCGGCTGCTTGGGTTGCACTGGATGCTTGCTTTCATCTATGCCCCATTTCTTGTCAAACTGCTCATTGGTCAGTTCTTTTGGAGAATTGGAACCGGGTAGTTCTTCTAGGTATTCAAGGGAGACAGCGATTTCTTTGTTGTATTTTGCTTCAGCTGCTAATCGGTTTTTGAGCTTTGTTGGGCTGAGTAGCAGGGCCTTGGCTTCTGCGGCCTTGGCGTCTACGTCAAGTTTGCCCGCGGAAGAACGCATACTCCACTGTTCTTCCGGTGAACCAGCAGGAAACTTGTTCCAAGGCGTTGGCTCAGCCTTTGGCGCTGGCGGCAGCTCAGCCGGTGCCCATCCTTCCGCGATGCCGGCCTCAGCCTTCTTCTGGTCAAAGGTCATGTCGTGGTAGCCCGTGGCCTCGCGTTCGGCCCTGGCCACCTCCTGCTGCATCGCCGTGTCGCGCTCCTTGTATTCGGCTGCCAGCCGCGCCTCCTCGGCATCCAGCTTCGACTGGTCGAACAGCGGCATCGAGTTGTCGTATTCAGTCACCCCGAACAGTCCGGTCTGGCTGGCGTCCTGTGCATCCATGGCTGCGCCCAGCCGGCCCTGGTTGACCTTCCTGATCTCCTTGTCCCATGCCTCCACGGCCTTGGTGTCGCCTGCATCCACGGCCTGCTGCCGCTGCTGCTGGGCGAACTTGAGCTGGCTGTCGCCGCCCATCACGTCCTGCGCGTCGATCCCCTTGGCGGCCTTGGCCACGTCGATCTCGGGAGGTGCTGGTGGCACCGGGATTGGGGTGGCTGATGGCCGCACCTCGCCCTGCGCTGCAGCCCGGTTGAGCACCAGCATCTGGTTGGCCTCATGGTCCTGGGCCGTCTTGGGCATCGGCGGCTCGGGTGCCACCGGGGCCGGTGCAGCGGGTTCCGCAGCCTTGGCCGGCAGCATCACCTTCTCGGCGGCCTGGCCCAGCTCGCCCTGGATCCGGCGGGCCACCATGTCCATCTTGGCTCCAGCCGCAACTTCAGCGGCGCCTTCGTTCAGCAGCTTGCTGATGTCGTTGTCGGCCTTGAACTTCAGCGCATCGAAGACATCGGCCAGCTGCGCGGTTTCAAGGCCGGCCTGCATGGATGCGTTGGCGTCGATCTTGTTGTTGCCCTTCCCCTCCAGGGTTGTGGCATTGCGGGCGGCGCCACGCAGCGCGTTCTTGTCGGTCCTCAGGTTGTCGGCCACCTTCCGCGCCAGCTTCAACTTGGTCTTCGTCAGGTCGCGCTCTGCTGCCGTTTCCAGTCCCGGCAGGCTGTCCTGGACAATCCGGCCGGTCTGGTTCTTGGTGGTCGGCGTGTCCCTGGCAAGGTCAATCAGGTCACGGAAGCCTTCCCCGGTCCGAAAGTCCTTGTCTGCCTGGTACTCGTTCCAGACCGATTGCATCTTCTCGGGGCTCAGCCCAGACCCGCCCAGCTCCAGGGCCCTGGGCTCTTTCAGTTCACCCGTCAGGCCAGCCTGGAAGATGTTGTCGGGCAGCGCCGCCAGCTGGAGGCCTGCCTTTCCGTGGCCAGAAGTGGCCGCCAGGGGCACCCCGGCCAGCTTGATCTGCTCCGGCGTGGTGATGCCGGTGTCGCGGAAGAACCTGCCGGCATCCCAGATGTTGCCGCCACCGCTCCCGATGTTCCGCAGGGCGCCGATGATCCGCGCCTGCTGCGGCGTCTTGGCCAGGATCCGCTCGATCGGCAAGCTGGGGATCCCCAAGTCGAGGGCCTTCTGGCGGCTGTTGTGACCATTGACCACAAACGTTTTGCCCTTTTTCGGGTCGTCCCAGACCATCACCTGCTGTTCCATGTGGGTGCTCCAGCGAGTCACCCCATCGAGGCTCCCGCCTGGCTGCACGCCGTTCTTGTCGGTGTTGCCCTTGTACTGGAAGGTGCCGGGGTCCGCGGCCATGTCCTTCGGGGCCATGAACTCCTGGCCCTGGCTCATGCGAGCAGGCATCAGCGTCATTCCCTTGTCCCGCAGGGAGGACAGGGCTTCCAGCGCATCGTTGCGGGTCAGCTCCTCGTATGAACGCCCAGTCAGCCCGTGGATGAAGTTGAACAGATCAGGATTGATCTGAGGGTGAAACGCGCCAATGAGAGCGTCGTCGCCAAGCTTGGTCCACTGGTCAAGGTGCGAAGCAAGCACCTCCGTCTTCCCGGTTTTCTTGTTGAAGACCTCAATCTCAGCCAGGTTGTTGCTGGGGGCCGCAATGCGGCTCACCTCCAGCTCCGGCCGCGGGGCCACCGGCTGCCGATTGGCCAGAGCCTCCTCGATCCGTGGCAGCACCGGGCCAGGGGTCTGCGCGATCTGCTCAACCGCAGCCGGATCCAACCGCTCCAGGGCCAGGGCAACGTGGTCGATCTCCGGTAGCTCCGGGTCGTACACCGGCGCCGCCATGTCGTCGGCCGCGGCCGGGGCCTTCGGTGCGGCGGGCTCCGGCGCTGCCATGGGGGCAGGGGCTGCAGCTGCTGCCGGGGCCTCGGGGGCGGTGGTTGCCGCCCACGGATCCAGCGCCGGATCGGCCTGTGGCAGGCGGCCGTCAGGGGAAGCCTTGCCAAAGGTGGTGAAGTCGCCGCCCTCAATCGAGGGGATCGCCCGCGGTTGTGCCGCCGGAGCCGGGGCCGGTGGCGGCTGGCTGGTGGGGTTGTACGGCATACCCCGGCGGGCGGCCAGCTCCTCTGGGGTGATGCCCAGCGCAGCCGCGCTTTGTTCCAGTTGTGATCTGGCGGGCTTGGCCGGTGGGGGTGGAGGCGGCGTCGTCGCGGTCTGCGTGAAGTTGTGGCCCCCAGTGGTCGGGTCCGGCTCCTGCAGCCCATTGGCCACCGTCTTCTGGCGGGCACTGCTCAGATCCTGCGCTGTGCGGTTGTCTCGAATCGCCCTGGCAATGTGCGGGAACCGTTCAAGCAGTCCCGCTGCACCGCCCAGGGCGCCAGCAAACACCATGGATGCCGGGATTTCGCGGATGCCAGCGGAGATCCGGTCGTCTCGCGTCGGGTCAGCCGACAGCGCATCCGGCACCGGCACACCAACCGCCTTCAGCAGGCTGCTGGGCCCGCCCATCGTGTTGTCGGTGACGAGGTTGGCGGCGCCTTCGTTGGCCGCCGTGTTCAGCCCCCATCGCGCTGCCTTGGCCGCAACGCCCGCACCCTTGATCGCTCGGCCAACCTGCAGCGCCTCCACCGGGGCCAGGGCGGCGTTCATTGCAAAACCAGCTGGGATGCCCTCATAGACATCCCGATTCGATGGCGACATCTCCTCCGGCAACCGGCCGCCCAGCGCCTTGGTGGCGGCCCTGCCTGCCGCAAGGATCGCCTTACCTGGCAACGTTGCCTCGGGATCCCGCGATGGCCCAAACAGGCCCATGGGCAGCAGGGCCGGGGCAAACGCCGGCAGCGCGATAGCCCGCGCCACTGGGTTGCTGATGCCCATCTTGTCCATTGCCCGGCTGGCGTTGCCCAAGGCCCGCTGGCCGAAATTGACCCCGGCCAAGGCGGCATCGGATCCAGCACGAACTGTGGCGCCGACCACCACCTGGCGGGCGACAGGAGGCAGCGCATAAATCAGCCGCTGGATCGGCAGCACCGGCTTCCGATCGGTGGGCAGCGGCTTGTTGAACTGCTGCGCTCGCTTGCCCTCGTACCTCAGGTCGTTGCCCAGGCCCTGCGGGGTGACATGCCACCACCACGGATGCTCTTGGGGCTTCTCCTTGCGCTTCGGTGTCGGTTTGGCCGGCCCAAACCCGCCACCAGACATCGGCACGCTGCCAGCTGCATCGCCACGGGCACGCCAGCGACCGTTCCTGTCCTTCTCGTAGGTGTAGGGCATGGGTCAGTTCCGTGGTGAAAGGCCAAGGCGCCGGATCGCCTGGGCTCGGTGTTCGCGCAGCCGGCGCTGCGTGGCCGCCGACCGGGCCACCGTTCCGTTGCCGTCTTCAGCCCAGCCGGCCCCCACGTTCCCGCCATTCACTGCGGCGTAGAGATCAGGCAGCCCCATCCCAGGCTTGACCCCGCGAGCCTGCAGGTATCGGGCCACCCCCTCCAACTGCTGCTCAAACGTCTGCCCCCCGTGGATCCCGTAAGCACGCATTTCGTTGGGCCCTGCTTGGATCAGTCCCACCCGGCCGGCTGCAGCGCCGCGGCCAGGCTCAGAAGGGGACATCGTTCCGCCCGTCTCAAAGCTGAAGATGGCGGCCAGGTCGGCAGGGCTCAAGCCAAGCCGATCGGCAACACGAACCAGCGCTGCCCCATTTGAGGTGCTGGCCGCCCAGTTGCGCCCAACCCCACCACCGCCAGGGCCCTCCATGACCGCGGCCGAGGCTGGCCTGGCGCCGGTCACCAGATCCAGCGCAGCGCCGGTCAATATCGCCAGGTTGGGATACCGCTGCGCTGTGGCCCGCTGGCTCACGATGTAATCCCCGGCGCCGGCATCGGCCGCGGCCCGCTTCAGGATCTTCTGCTGCAGCTCCGGCGGCAGGTTGAAGACAGGGTTGCCCTGGTTGTCCTGATACTTCTCGATCTGCTTCAGGATGAACTGGCCACCGTTCTGGGCACCGGAATCCCGCCACGCCTTCTCGAACGCTTTGGGCCATGGCTTGCCCTGGGCCGCGGCGTCAATCAGCTGGTTCAGCGCTGGAGCACTGAGCACCGGCAGCTTCTCGTACTGACGCAGCAGCACCTTCCGGTCGGGGATGCTGTCGAGGCCGTTGATCTCGTAGACCTTGCCGCTGTACGGCTGCGGCTTGGCAGGCCCTGGTCCAGACTTGGATGGACCCGTCTCGCCGGCCGCGGCCCCCATTTTCGTCTTTGGGGTGACACCAGGCGTGTCGTAATACTTGCTGCCGGGAAACAGGTACGCCTTCTGCTTGTCCCCGTCTGGACCTGTGCCGTAGCTGGTTAGCGCTTCGAGGGTGACTTGGCGCACCTCGGTATCGGTCAGCCGGCTGCCCTTCCTCCCTTCTGCTTTGCCTATCGCAGCATCGACGTAAAGTGTGTATGCCTTCTGCATACGGGCACGCGAGGTAACCCGGTCACCCTGGTTCTTCCTGTCTGACGGGCCATAGTTTGTATTCAGCTGCTGAGTAATGAAGTCGCTTGTCACGGAATCCCTGGGTTCCTTGTATTGCGTCATGCTGGTGTTGTCCTTGTCAAAAGCGCGGATCGCTTCATTCAGGCGCGCCCTGACCCTGTTCGCTTCTTGCGGATCTCGGTAATGCTGGGCAATCGTTTCGACCCGCTGATACTCGGCTGCAGCGTTCCATCTATCGCCCCGCCTCTGCGCCATTGCGGTAAGCTCTCGCTCAACCAGGCCAGGATCAGGCTGTCCCTCAAAATACAGGCTGCTCTTAAGATCGCCTATCTCTTTGCTTTTCTTCTCTAGGGCGAGAAGCGTTGTCCCAACCCTGGCCAAGTCTTTCCCGTATAGATTGTAATACTCGGCTACGGCTGCTTCAGCCCTTTGCGAGCGCTCGGCTCCTGGGGGCAGGCTGCCAATCCGTTTCCAGAGAAATGTTTCAAACGCTGGTGCCGTAATCGGGTTGCCATCCTTGTCGGATGCTTGCCAGTCTTGAATCATCAGCCCTTCCCGTGCCGCCTTCTGCTCCTCTCGGCGGGAAGCACCCAAGCGGAACCTGATCTCAAGATCCTCGTCCATGTAGACAGAAGACAGTCTCAATCGCGCTGGCTTACCTGTGGCCGGGTCAATGATTGGCTTGCCTTTCTCGTCAATCACTGCATCGGTAGATTCAAGGCTGCCAACCATTCGCCGGAGCCCATCATTTGTACCCCAACCCAATTTATCCAACGTCTTGAAAATCTCCTTTTGCCGCTTCCTCCCATCGCCAGGCAACGCTCCTGTCTGCGTAGCACGATCTAGTTGGCCTTGCAGCAGATTCCTCAGCGCTGAATTAAACATTGCCGCCTGTTGCGGGTCAGCAGTCAGCGTGTACGTTGTGCCGTTGTATTCAACCGTCTTGGACGACATTGCGGCAAGGTAGGTATTCCGCATCTGTGCAGCCGTGCTCTCAATCGCCTTGGTGTCCAGGAACTCCTGCCGGTCCTTGGCAAGCTGCAGGCCCACCTTCTCCCGCGCCTTCTCAACTTCCGGCGCCACATAGCGCTGGAACACCGGGCTTTCGGCCGTCAGGCCATAGCGCTCCATCAGCTTGGTGCTGTATTCGTCCGCAATCCGCCGCACCTGGCCCTGCCCCTGGTCTGGCGCCAGGTAGTCGATCTCACCAGCACGCTGCTGAATGGCGGCGGGCAGGCCAATGGCCACCTCGCCGCCGGCCACCTTCGCCAGGCCCCGCTCGTATCCCACCTGCCGGTACGGGTTGAGCAGCGCCATGATCCCGGCTGCCTGGGGATCCTTCTTCGCCAGCGCACGGTTTGCTGCCGCATGGTTCAGCTCCGCGTTCTCCATCGCGGCGTCGTTCTGCGCCAGGCCCTTGAGCGCTTGGGCCCGTGCCACAGCCTCGCCTTGCCGCATCTGCTGGTCGGCGTACTGGAGGCCAGCCGCCTGCAGTACCGGGGTCAGCTGCCGGTTGAACGCCTCCAGGTTCTGGGCCAGCGTCTCGAACGCATTGACCCCCTGCACATTGGGCGTGCCGCCCTGCTGCACCACGCCGGGCTGCCTGAAGGCAGGAAGTTGCGCCGGCCTGGCAGGCTCGGCCACGCTGACCCGCACCGGCTCGATGAACGCCTGGACGGGCCTGGCAACTGGCTGGATCTGATTGTCAGCTTGGCGTGCCATATCAGGGGGCCTTCAGTTTTCCGAGCGCACTGGCAGTAGTCATGTAGGTATTCACCCCGCCCAGCAGGGCAGTGCCAACCTGCAGGGGGCCAACGCCACCAGGGGCCGCCCCGGTCATGGACGGTGCCGCCGGGGTCAGCAATGCCGGCATCGGCGGGTACGGGGCGATCGGGTCTTGGTACTGCTGCTTCTCGTAGAACGGCTGGCTGTTGTAGGCATTGAGGTAGCGGGCCACGTTGCCCAGCTGGTCCCGCTTGTACTGCCGGTTCCGCAGCCCCTCGTTGATCTCGCTCAGGGTCTGGTAATCGCCCATCTGACGAGCAAAGTCATTGACGAACCGATCGGCCGTGTTCCCCTCCTGGGCCAGGGCCTGGTATGCGGCGGACTGCTGCAGCAGGCGGTACTGGTACTGCTGGAAGGCCACGGCCTCCTGCATCCCCACCTCCTGGTACTGCTGCGCCATGGCCTCGCTGTTGACCATGAACTCGGCGCCAGCTGCAGCGCGGGTCTGCCCCACCACGCTTGCCTGGTTGGCCTCCTTGGTCAGCTCGAAGTTGCGGAGCTGGTGGACATAGGCCAGCGACTGGTTATGGGAAACGGTGTCCTGCCAATACTGCTGCTGGGCCGCGGCGTTTGATAGCCGTGCATTGAGGCTGGCTTGCCATTGGTTGAACTGTGCAGTCGCGCCCTGGTATGCCCGTTGGTTCTTGTACTCCTGCTGCTTTGCCTTGTTCTGGGCGATGCCACTGAACAGGTTCAGTCCAGTGGAAACGGCTGAAATGCCAAGGGAGATTGGGTCTAAGCCAAATACCCCAGCCGGGGCAGCGCCGGTCGTTGCCATCAGCGTTCCCTCCAGGCATGGCGGAATAGCTGGCAGCTAGGGCCCATGGGTTCAGGTGTGCCGATCTTGAATCCCATTGACCTCAGCCAACGAATCGATTCTACGTTCGTTGCAAGCACCCAGTTCTCCAGCAGTGGAGACTCCTCCTCCAGCAGGATGTCCGTCCAGCGCCGGCCACCCAGGGCCAGCGCTGCTCGTCGCTGTGGTGTTGCCGTCAGGCCATCGGTTCCCAGCAGCCAGATCACGCTCCCATTGAGGCCAGCCACGCCCAGGGGCTCCCCGTTGTCGGCACAGATGCAGTGAACAATGCTCGATGCCATCCAGGCCTCCAGCAGCGCCTGGGCCCCGCCGATGCCATAGGCATGCCGACACTCCAGATTGTCACTGCGGCGCAGGTTCAACGCCACAAACTCCACCATCAACTGCTCAGCTGGTCGCCACTTCATTGGAGCGCCTGGGCCTTGCTGGTGATCTGCGCGATCCAGTCGCAACCGCTGAACATGCAGGGGTTCGGCGTGTCGTTCTTCAGCTCCACGATGCAGGATTCGCCGCGGGCCTGGATCGGGATGCTGAACACCCCCTCGAAGAACTGCCTGTCCTCGATGTCGAGGAAGTCGCCCAGGGTGCTGCCAACTTGGCTGTTGCGTACCCCCAGCTGCCAACCGTCGAAGGTGTAGACGGCTGTGGACCGGCGCTCCGGGGTCACCTCGGCCCTGAAGTACGACGTGTCGTGATAGCGGAGTCTGGCGTGCCGAATCTGCGTCCGGTCCATATTGCTGCTGACCCGGCCGCCACCCTGGTCCCGCATCAACTTGAACCGGCTGAACCTGTACTTGAACTCAAACGCCTCACCAAATATCACGTCCTTGCCGCTCCAGTTGCCCCGTGCGGTGATCGTTTTGCCGCTGCTGATGGTGCCCAGGAACTTGCCGCCGTTCTGCCCAGGGCCGTACAAGCTCCAGGCCTGCGTGGTTGCCGCTGCTGTGTAGGGCAGGGTCCAAGTCGTGGTCTTGTTGATGGCGTCGTAGATGCCGCTGGCGACCCGTGCAACTGCTGGTGTCGCCGTGGTGGTGGTCACCGCTCGATCCAGTAGCAACGTGGTCAGCGAATCGGTGCTCAGCCGGTCAGCCACCGGCATACGCTCCAGCCAGACGCTGCCATCTGGGTATTCGGTCAGCAGGTACAACGTCTCCAGCACGCACAGGATCTGCAGCACCCGACTGGCCCCGTTCAGCTGCCAGTACGACCAGCTGCGCTGGATCCGCTCCACGCCCTGGGCACCGCCGCGATCCGAATACTTGTAGACGTAGATCCGGTTCTGGGCCGCAGTGGTGATGGCAAACCACACGCCGGCCGCGTCGTTACCGGTCAGCTGGGTCACTCCAGCTGGGATAAAGGTGGGGACGTGATCCGTCAGGCTCGGCGCCGATCCAACCTGCGAGCTTCCCACATTGCGGATACTGAACTCCCGGAACTGGGACCAGCTGCCATTGGTTTGGGCGAACACGATCCCAGAAGCTGCCTGCAGCGGCCTGACAGCTGTATCCACCTCAAACGCCGTCAGCATGCTCGTTGCGGCGCTGGCCGGTGTGAGGCCCGCGGCATCGCTGCTCAGACGGAACTGCAGCTGATCGGAGAACAGGAGCAGTTCGTCCTGGTTGGGGACGGCATGACGCAGCACACTGACCCGGTTGCTGCTGGCGGAAAGGTCGATCGGATCGGTGTCGAGCACCGTTGTAACCGTTTCCGGGAAGAAATCGAAAAAGCTCTTTGCCCTGCTGAGGATTACATTCTCGTCAGCCAACAGGCCCAGCCGGTTCCGGTGGATGAACACGTCCTGGATCGGGTGTCCAATGAAGCTCGGGTCGGGAGCGGTGTCGAAGTCGCCGGCCGTGCGCTTCCCCCAAGTCGGGATCGTGGTGCCGCCCTGGGTGGTGCCATTGGCGGGCCCAAAATAGAAGGTGCCATCAGCAAGCCGCACCAACAGCTGGGGCATCGAGTCGGCATCCAACTGATAGGGCATGCCGGGGGCCACGCACTCCTGCCACGTCCCCTCGCCAAAGGTGGCGGTGGCGCCTCGGGGCACAAAGCTCACGAAATAGCCGTCGTACTTGTTGGTGGGATCGCCCACCACCTCCACCTGATACCCAACTGGGGCGATGGTCGGTAGATCGGTGAACGCCTGCACCGTGCTGGTGATGGCCGTGATGTCGGCGTTGGCCCTGGCATCGGTCGCTGCCACCGTGATGGCGCTGCTTGATTTCAGATGCAGCACCGACCCCTCTCGAACAATCGTCACCCCGCTCACGCTGGCTAGGGCCGTCTTGATCGACTCAGCGATGTCGGCCGTGCTGATTCGGTTCTCAGTCGCCGTGCCGCCGCTGGTGACCACGGCCTGCACCGGAGTTGTGACGGTGGCCAGCGTGCCGTTCACCGACACCTTGTAAGTCTGCCCGTAGTTGGCGGCCTTGACCCACACCAGGGCCTCGTTGGTGGCCGGCCTGGGCGTTGCTGGCGCCAGCGCCGTGGTTACTGGCCGGGGTATTCGCTTGACGCTGCTGATGAAGGTGTAATCCGCAATCGAGGCGCACCGGATGTCAGTGGCACAGCTGGTCACCGTGGACAGGTAGCTGTACCCCGATGGAGCGCCGACCACCTTCTCGATCCCGTCCAGATCAAACACCCGGATCGCGGTCTTGCCGATCACCACCAGGTATTTCTCGCCGCTGTCCCGCAGGATTGAGTGAAAAAAGACATCGCCCAGCGACGTGGTGCTGAGCTGACGGATCACACTGGTCCCAGCTCGTTTCCTAAGGCCATCCGTCAATGATGAATAGCCATTAACTTGCGCCTCCCCTTGGGACGGGTCGCGCTGCGAATCCGACTGCTGGCTGACCCCCTGGATCAGATTCGGAATGGAATAGCTGTTGAGTGTCATTCTGCCGCCCAGAAACCAGCGTAGTTTGGCTCCATCAGTAGACACTCTCGACATATATCTTGTACACGTTCATGAACACGGTGCTAACTGTGACGTTTGCAGTGCCGTTGCTGGCTTGGCACTGTGGAGACATTATTACCGTTGCGCCTGGAAGGTTGGCCGTTGTGGAGTTGGTGTAAGTAACTCCGTTGCTTACGTCGTCCAACCTGAAGAAAATAGTGCCACCGTTTGGAGCGCAATACATGCTGAACTCCAGTAGTGGGGAGTTGGTCACCAAGTCTGCTGTGAGGTTGATTGCAAGTGCGTTCCTGGTCGTACCGTCGTGAGTGACAAAGCTCAGCGCGCCAGATCCGGTCGATGGGTCGGTGGTGATATGAGCAAGGCCACAATATGGGCCAGTCGGGGTATCAGTAGTGCATACAGAGTTTGATGCCGAGACTCCTTGCAGTCCCGAAAATAGCCGTACTGTTGCAGCGGGGCAGGTGATGCGAAATCGAGAAAAGTAGAAGAAGCCTCCCGTGCTGGCAACGTTGCCCCTGAAAAAACACCTTTCGGAGTCGGTGTTAAACCTTGGCCCTAGCTGCTGGTTTGTGGTTGTGACGACGTTTGTATAAGCTGTGCGCCTGCCAGAACTTGCTACGTCGGTGGCGGCTGGTGTCGGATGGGTCACCGTTCCGTTAGATGTCCATGCTGTCTGGAAGGCGCTGCTTCCGGTCCCGACCGTGCCGCTCTGCGGAGCAAACAACATGATGTTGTTGCTAAAAATGCTCGGCTGCAACAACGTTGCAGCGCCCGTCGGGCCACGCATGGCAACCATGAATCGGTCAGCCAGGCTGGCCGGATAGACCACAACACTGGACGCATCTGCCGCAGCAGGGGCGCTACCTGGGGTGGTTAGCTGAAGGTTATTTGATGTAATCTTTACGTTAGTTGCACCCGCAAATGCCCCAGCATTGTTGTATTGAATTTGCGTGGTGCTGCCGCCGGGTCCGCCAGTGGCCGCCAGGACACCGGCTGTCAGTGTCAGGTTGGCGCCGATGCTGATCTCCTCGACCGCACCCGTCGTTGCTGTGGTTCGACCCAGCAGGCGTGCTGTGCTCATGGTCAGGCCGCTGCTGCCGATGGCGCCAGCGGTGGCCCTTGCAGCGTTGTTGCCGTCAAGCTTCTGGATCGCCTGCAGAATTGAATCGGTGGCCGCGACCGTTCCGGCGCCGCTGGTGAACCCGGTGAGGACCGATGCGATTGGCACCGTGCCGTTGCTGGCCGCTGTGAGCCTGCCTGCGGCATCGACCGTGAAGCTGCCGTAGGTGTAGCTGCCAGCGCTCACCGCCGTGGCCGGGAGCCTTGCCGCTGGGAGGGTGCCAGTCGCCAGGTCAGTCGCCGATCCACTGGTGGCCACAGTTGCCAGGCCGGACACGGCAGTGGATGCAATAGCGATGGCGGTTGAACCCGCGACCGTCAGGCGGCCAGCAGCGTCAACAGTGAATGTCGAGACGCTTGACGCCGAGCCATACGAGCCAGTCGTCACGGTCGTGGCAGGCAAGTCAGCGGCCACCAGAGTGCGGAAGGCCGGAGCGGCGGCCACACCCGTGGTTGGGCCAGCCCAGACGAGGTTGGCGCTCTGCGTGGCCAAGGTGGCGGTGAGCGTGCCGTCGCTGGTGACCGGGGAGCCGGTGACCAAGAAAAGGGCAGGCAGGCTCAGGCCAACGCTGGTGACCGTGCCGCTGCCACCATAACTACCGGAGGAAACCAGCGCACCGCCAACGATCGAGAGGCCACTGCCCAGCGGCAATGGATTGATGGCCCCGTTGGTGCCCAGCACGCACAGCTGGCCTGAGAAGGTGGAGAAGGCGGAAAGGGTCAGCCCCGCAAACGTTGGTGATGCGTCAGGCCCCAGGGCCTGGGGCAGGGTGACCCCGCTGCTGGTGCCGCCCAGGCCGCCACCCCCGTAAGCACCCCAGCCAGCGCTGCCACCATTCCGCCGCCCCAGGCCCATGGCCGGCCGGAACGTGGCCCAGGCCTCCTCTCCAGTGATGGCGTTGGGCTGAGCCTGCTCGGTGTCCACCCGCAGCAGATCGGCCCATGCCGCGTCTTCATCTGACTGGGTGAGCTGGTAGGTGGTCGTGTTGCCAACCGCCCGGTTGCTGAACACCCGTGCTGCACGGATGGTTGCCCAGCGGTTGAACACCTCGGGGCAGTCGTCCCAGGGCAGCAGCGAAACGATGTCCGCCTCGATCGAGGCGATGGTCGCCGGGATCGAATAGCTGCGCTCCTCGCGGTCGTAGACCCGGCTGCCCCTGGCCTGAAAACGGTTGTTCCAATCCAGCCGACTGGGGGCCCACTTCACCACGCTGGGCGGGATCAGCACCTCCCCGGAAACGGCATCCCGGTAGAAGGACACGGCCCGCTCACGGTTCCAGGACCAGCCGCGGGTCTGCCCCTCCTTGCAGTATTCGAGCAGGGTGCGCTCAGCCTGAGCTGCCTCCCCTACCTGCTGAGTCTCCAGGGTGTTGACCGGCGCCTCACCGATCACGGCCAAGCAAACGTTCACCGCCTCCAGCAGGGTGGTGCGTCCAGGCACGACGGTTTGGTTAGCCAGGCCCATAGAAGGCTTCAGGCGTGCAGATCAATCCTACCGACACGCGCAAAAAAAGACCCCTGGGGCAGTCTCCTAGGGGTCCAGTCCCACTCATCGCCCAGAGGAGCTTAGGGAGTGACGATCGCTCCAGCGCACTCAGGGGCGAGTACGCCCATGCCCAGGGCCATGGAGGCCACCAACAGCTGCGATTGGTACATCACGTTGTAGTCGCCGCCAGAAGCGGTCATTTGCAGCTTGGGCTGCCGGAGGTTGAGCACCCCCATGGCATCCCGGTGGTAAACCAGGGCCACGCACTTGCTCAGATCCTGGGCATACACCGAGTTGGCGTTGTCCCCGGTGACCAGCGTGTAAGCCGACTGGCTGACGAAGTTGCTCCAGTAGACGGGCACGCCATAGATGCGGCCAGCAAAGGCCTCACGCACGGTGCCATTAAGGCCCGTGCCTCCGTTGAAGTCCTGGTTAATGACTCGCGTGGAGGCGTAGAGGTAGCCGGCAGCGTCAGGAGTCACGACCACCGCCATGTTTTCGGTGGGGACGTGCTTCTTTTGCTTCAGGATCACCATGTTGCGGATGGCGTCGTGAAGCTCATCGCCTTTGCCCTGATCGGTCTTGGTGGCAAAGCCGCCAGCGCCGGATGTCAGGGTGATCTTGTCGCCAGTGCGGCCGGCGTTAATGGTCTTGGCCAGTGGTTCCGTGGAGGTGCCGGCTGCGGCAAACAGAACACGGGCAATCCGTGCCTCACGCTCATCAGCCAGGGCCTGGCCCAACTGGTGCATAATCTCCGCCCTGGTGGACGGGTATTCGCGCAGTTCGTCCAGGTCGTAGATGGTTTCACTGGCCTGCAGCAAACCATCCAGGTACAGGATCCGGCTGTTGATGTCAGACGGGCTGTTGGTGGTTCCATCAATGATGGCGCCTGGCGTGTGATACGACGCAGCCCTGCGGCCTGTCACGATGAAGCGCATGGAGCGCCCACCCTTGATCGTTTGCTCCTTCACAGTGGAGGAGAAAACCTTCTTTTTGTCGTAGGCAGTCAGCAGTTCGTCACTGCCAAGGTCAAGGAACAGGGCATCAACGGAGCCTGTGCCTTTTTGCTGGCCAAGTCTGGCTAGCGCGAGAGTATCAGCAGACATGATGAAAAAAGCGGTGGAGAGTTCTTTGCTTGGAACCCAACGCCTCCCGCCTATCTAGGGGTATCGCCCGCAGGCGGCCCTAATGACTACAAGGGTGGAACGATCCGCTTAAAAGTTACCACTTCCCTGCACGTTTGGAGCGTTGATGCTTTGCGTCCACCCGGCGCTGGTGCGACTCGTCCCTCCCATACAGCTCATTGCCGTTGTCGTCTTTGGCGTACCTGTCCTTTTGCCAGTCGCTGCGGGTTTCGTAGGTGTCGGCTGGCTCGCTGGTCTGAGCACCGCCACCAAGGAAGTCGGGCTCGGCCTTGGTCCCGGTGGCCCGTGCCTGTATGGCCCGCAGCGCCCACTGAGCAGCCAGGACATTGCCTGAATCCACGGCAGCCTGGTAGTCGGCCTTCTCGGCATCGCTGAGGTTGGCGCCAGCCCAGCGGGACAGCTGCTCGAACGCTGCATCGCCACCAACCGATTGCCGGAGGGCAGCCACAGCTTCAGGGTTCTCGTTGAGGGACACCGCTTTGGCAGCCTCAGTGGTAGCTGGGGCCTGGGGCTTCACACCCGCCAAATACGTTTCCACCAGATCCCGTGGCAGCCCGCCCTTCTCCACCAGGGCATCGACATAGGTGGCCACGTCCTCGCCGGCCTCCAGCTTTGCGGCCATCTCAAACGGGTTGATCTCAGCTGCCTCGATGGCGGTCGCCACGGTTTCGCCATAGACCTCCACGCCACGCTCCTGGGTGTACTCCTCAGGTGCGGGGGCCGGGGCCTCCGGTGGCGCGGACTGCTCAGCCTTCTGGCCCAGCTTCCGCTGCAGCTCTTGGTAGGCCTTCTCCAGCTGCTCGGGTGAGTCGTACTTGCCGGCCAGCTTCTTGGGCTTGGCGGCCTCCTCCTCCGGAGCCGGTGCCGGCTCACCATCGGCAACACCAAGGTCATTGAGGAATTGATCGAGAATCGCCGCCTGGCGCGGGCTGGAGGGATCCACCATCTGCTTCAACTCAGCAGGGGCTTCGATCTGATCCAGCGTCTTCGCTTCTGCTGCCGGGGTTTCGGTGGTCATTGGGGTTGGGTGTCGGGTTGGGACTGGTTGTCAGGTTGTGGGTTGGCCATCTGCTGCACCGCCATGGCGGCGTTGCCCAGCTTCTGGGGATCGCCCATGCCGGCCTGGATCAGCTGCTGCTGCTGCTGCGCCTGGGCCGCGGCAGCCTGCTCCTCCTGGATCCGCTTGTCGGACTTCACCAGCAATGGGTTCACACCCATGGCGGTGCAGAACTCACGCAGCCAGGCAGCTGGATCGACCAGCTGGCCGAACTGCTGCGGCAGCGCATGCCCGCCTTGCATGGCGAAGGCTGACAGCTTCTCGGCATCGGACTGGCGGCCCAGGGCGGCGAGGCCCACGGAGATCACCGGCTCGACATCCTTCAACTCCGGCAGCCGGTTGCCCTTGGTCATTATTGACAACACCCTCTTGATGTACGGGTACTGGAACTCGACGGTTAAAATTGAATAGATGGAGCCAAGCATCTGCTCGATCTGCCGGATCTGCAGTTTCACTTCCTCGGCCGTGGTGCGCTCGGAGTCGCGGATGTCTGGCAACAGGAAGATCCTGCCCAGCCGTTGCTCCAGCCTGGTCATGGCCTGGTAAGCCACCCCCAGATCGCGCACGTCGGCCGTGCTGATCGGGAAAAAATCATCGGGCTGCGCGTCAATCACCGCCCCGTTGGGAGCCTTGGCAAACACCTCCTTGCTGGTGATGGCCGACCCCTTCCGGCCGATCAGCTGGCGGGCAGCCTGCATGGCCCCCTCGGTGACCGCCTTGTTCAGCGCATCGTTGCTGAGCAGATCAGCCAGGGCCGTCCACTCGACGTAGCCGGGGCCATAGCTGTCGCCATCCATGCGGAACAGGCGTAGGGGGATCCAAGCGCTGGCGTCAGCGGGGGTGTTTCCATCTGACTCCGGCACCTTGGCGCCGCCAATCTCCTGATACCAAGTAACGGATTCGTTGCTCCACTTGATATGAGTGAAGACCTTGACCTGCCTGGAGTCGCGGCGTGCATTGTCCTCCTGCCATTTGCCGGCCTGCTGATCCACCTCGTCCAGCACCGCCTTGAGCTTCTTGTCCAGGCTGGCGTACAAATACGTCTCACAGGTCACCGCCTCGACGGGGCTGCCCATCGGGTCACGCAGCAGGACGTGCTTGTTGAGGTGGAAGACCTTCATCCCCTTGGGCCGGCGGTAGAGCAGTACCGCACCGCCGACGATCAGGTGCATCAACGACTCGAACAGGGCCACCCGGTCGTTGCACGTCTCGATCTCCCTGGCGACCGCCCGCTCCAGGGTGGCCAGGCCCTTCTCGATCTCCTGCTTCAAGGAGGCAATGTCAGCCTCGGTGGCGCCGCGCTGCACCAGATCGGCCTCCGCCATGGCCGATTTCAGCTCATCGCCGGTCAGCCGGAAGAAGCCCCCGGTGGGGGGCAGCAGGGCCAGTAGCAGCCTGGCCGCCAGGTTGTTGACCCCCTGGGCGCCGATACCTGACCACGGATGCGGCTGCTCCTCGGTCGTTTCCGGCAGGATCTCGTCGCTCGGAGGGATCAGGTACGGCAGCGTGAGCTTCGCGGAACGGCGGGCCCGATCCAGCCACGCATCCCTATAGCCCCGGAGCTGGTTGTACCGGCGCTGCGCTGTGCCCCGCTGCAGGCCCTGGCTCTCAGGGGAAACGACGATCTCGCCCGTGCCGCGTTCCATCAGCCGACCCCGATGTTGAGGCCAACGCCAGGCAGGCTGATGTCAGCGCTGTTGATCTGGAGGCTGGCCTTGTTGCCCTTCTTGCGGGGGGCGGCTGGTGCTGTGATCTGCTCCTGGGCGGCGCCGGCCGTTCCCTGCGCGGTGGTGACGGCGTAGGGGTTGGCGTTGGTGACCGTCTTCGGCCCTGGCAATGGGGCAGCCAGTTCCGCCTGCCGCTTGGCCGTTTCGGCGGCCATGGCATTGGCTTGCTCCTGCAGCTGCTGCACCAAGGTGGCGTTCTGCTGCTGCATCTGGGCCTGCGCCTGCTGCTGCTGTTGCAGCTGGGCGCTGTAGTCAGGCGCTGCCTCCTGCACCACCTTGGGTGAGCGTGGCCGTCCTCCGCACATGGTCAAGCTCCGATGTTGAGTCCGCTGGTGGCAGCGGGTTGAAGGTCAATGCGTAGGCCCTTTCGGCCTTCCGGCCTGGACATGCCCGCCCTGTTGGAGGCAAGCACCGGGGCCTTGGCCGTCTTGTCAGGGGGAGGCGTGCCAATCAACGCGGCCAGCCGGGTCGCGGCGGCCGAGGTGTCGTTGGCCTCTGCAGTTCGACGTGCCGCCAGGTCGGTCAAAACCTGTTGCTGCTGGAGGGCGGCGGCCTGGACCCCCTGCTGAGCAGCCAGGACAGCGGGCGACTGCGCCATCTGCATGGTTTGCAGCTGCATATCGGCCATCCGGTTGTAGGTGCCGTAATCGGGCTGGACGATCGTGGCCCGTGGGGCTCCGCCACCGCACATCAAACCACCTCCCGGAATGGATCCTGTTCGGCGTGCCAGTTCTGTAGAACCTGCACCACCCGCTGCTCACCGATCGCCTGATGGATTCGCTCCAAGGGATAGGAAGCCATGCCAACAATGTCTGCCGGGAATGTTTCCTGCAGACGTTTGAGCAAGGCTTCGGAGACAAGCGGTGTAAGCACTGCAGACCTGCAGTTATCTTCCTCAGATTACCGGAGGCTGCCAGAGGATTGGTTGCTGCCGGTCGTGGTCGTATTCACCGGCCCGCAGGATGCGAGCGCAGCGGGCCTGCACCAGGGCGGCCTGGGGGGTGAGGCCAGCCTTCTGATAGGCGCCAATCACAGCGGCCCACATCTGCTGCTCGGTTTTACATGAAGCCAGCAGCTTCTCGGCGCCCTTCTCCCCTACCCCTGGGCAGCCGGGGTAGTGGTCGGAGCGGTCACCGATCAAGGCCTGGGAGAAGAAGGCCAGGTTGGCGTCGTGCAGGGACTGATTCACCATTGCTCCACCCCTGTAGTGCTGCCCTGGCACGGTCAGCAGATCCTTGTCGATCGACACGATCACGTCGTCGGGGCCAGCCAGGATGCCCAGTACGTCGTCAGCCTCCACGTTGGCTAGGCGGGCAACCTCCCAACCGCTGCTGAGGGCCAGCTGCTCGACGCTGGCCACCAGGGCGGGCCAGCCGGCCACCTTGGATTCCTTTTTTCGGTTGGCCTTGTAGGAGGGGAACAACCCAGCCCGGTAGGTGGTGCGATCCCCCATGGCCAGCACGGGTTGGTGACCGGGGTACACGGCCAGCACATCCACCACCGACTCCTGGAAGTAGGCGATGGCATCGCCATGGCGACATAGCTTCTGCCAGTCACCCGGCTGCCACTCGATGTCATGTTCGGCCGACTTGGCGGCCGGGACAAGGAAGCCTTCGGCATCAATCAGGAGTCTCATTGATCCTTTGGATTTTTTGTAGGGCTTCGATGGCGCCAGCGGCATGGAACGACGTGGATTCCCACGGGTTTGAGGCATCCGACTGGGCCTGGTATTTGGCCAAAAGATCGCTGATTGCTGATCGCTGGATGGCGATGAAAGGGCTGCTCAACGGTCGGCCTCCAGCTCGTCGGCGATGGCGAGGAGTTTCAGGTGGTCTTGAACGAACTCCATGCGATCCGCAGCAGCGCGGAACGCGGCGGCAAGGCACTGCCCTTGCCAGCGATCAACGAACGGACCAGGGCGCAGCGTTTCGGCGTAACGCTTACAAAACGCTGCAAGGATTGCGGGGGCGGGGGAGAGAAGGGTCACGGCTTCACCTGGCATCGCTGCAGCTCAGGGGCTACATCACGCTGATGGATCAGCGTCTGCTCCTCGTCTCGGAGGCTGATGGCCCAGGCCAAAAGCACCGCTACAAACAGGCATACCACGGACAGGGTGGCGGCCGTAAACCGATCAGGATCATTCATTGGAGGCTTCCAGTAAGGGTTTGTCGGGTGATGGCTCGAACTGCATCTGGCTGCCGTTGGCGGCGGTCCAGCGCTTCAACTCGTCAGGCGTTTGCCAGTGGGAATGGGACGGATCGGTGCTGCTCAACAGGGACTGGGCCTGCATAGGCAGCAGCTGCAGCTGCTGCGGTGTCGGCTGCAGGAACGGCGGCAGACCGGGCTTGAACCCCCAGGAGCGGTTGGCCAGACCCGCCTCGGCTCGGTACAGCGGGGCCACCAGCTCGCGCCAGGGCGGCACGGTGCGGAACCCATTGCCGGTGGCGGCCTGCACCCACTGCTCACAGCACCAAAGAAACTGCCGATCGGACACCTCGGGGAAGGCGTCAGTGAAGCTGGCCAACTTGACCAGGGCGACACCTTCACTCCACCGATCCGATTCCTTCAGCCGGAGGTGGGAGAACAGGATCTCGCACCCCATGAAGAAGGCCTCAGGGTTCAGCAGGGCAGCCGGCTTCTGCGACTCCGGTGCTGTGCCGATGCCGGCCAGGTCAAGCCGATCCACAGTCCTCGCCTCCCTGCAGGATCGCCAGGGCCCCGGCCAGCCCCTGGCTTTGCGGTTGGAAGCCGCCTTGCCGTGGTGGCTTGGCCAGCAGATCCCGGCAATAGGTGGGGTTGAGGGCCTGCCAGCCATGCTCAATGCCGGCATTGGTCAACGCAAGCTGCTGCCAGTGGGGCAGCTTCTTCACCCGTTCTGCCGAATTGATAAAAGCCCGCTCGGTCCAGGCGGCAGCGGTGCCGTGCTTTGACCGGCGACTGTTGTTCCACCATTCGAGGAGCAGCAGACACACCTCTGGAGGGATCCCCAGGAGTTGGTCGGCCACCTGCTCCAGGGTGATGGGATGGAACCTTGAGGGTGCCGGCCTGCTTTGCCGTGGCTCCGTCGTGCGAACAACGGGATCGGGAATTTCGGGTAGCTGGGGCTCGGGATGGCCGGTCCACTCACTCATTCGGCGATCGAAGATGCCGATTACTTCTGTTGTGATCCACTTGTGGGCGCATTTCTTGCACAGTCGCACCCTCTTGAGGGAGTCTTCGGGGTTAGCGACCGTGCAACGTTTCGTCTCCATGATGAGACTGCTAGTCAATTGACACTTGGGGCAGCGCATTAGATTCTCCAGATCAGTTTGAGGTAACGGGCCCATTGGCCCAGGGTGAGTACCACCACCCACTTGCCACCGCGGAAGCGGACGAGGGTGGCGCTGTGGTTGACGCCAAGGTTCTGGGCCTGCTGCTCCGCCTCGGCCGGCTTGGTGCGGGCAGCAGCGGCGGCATCGTTCCAGGAGGCAATCTGAATCGCGTGATCCGGCACCCCCTCGATGTCGCCCGTGTCGCCCCCGGCTGCCGTGGTGCGGCCGGCGCCCAGCTTCCGGCGGGCCGGCGGATCAAGGCCCAGGAGATCAGTCAGCAGCTGGGCAGCACTGCGCTCAGCTGCGTCGCCCTTGGTCTTCCGCGGGTTCATGTCTTCCCCTCCCCCAGGGAGAACAGGAAGGCGTGAACCACCTCGGCCGATGGGCCAGCCAGCTGCCGTGCTGCTTCCCGTGCCTGCGCCAGGGTTGGCGGTGGCGGTGGCGGGCTGTGCAGGTTGTCGGCCAGGGCCACCATGGTTGGCCAGGACCGATCGGGCGAACCCGCAGCAATCTTCAGCACCGCCCGCAGGAAGGCGGCCATCTGCTTACGGTCGGAAAAGGTGATGGGGGCCTCGTCAAAACCAGCCGCCTCCAGGCCAGCTCCAACGGCTGACCGTGCCTCTGTTGAAAGCTCGGGATACTCGACGTGGCTCAAGGTTCCTTCCTCAGGGTGTAGGCACCGCAGCCCCTGGCAAAATGCCGGCTTACCGCTTCGGGATAACCCAGGTCACACCAAGTTGTGCGTTTGGATTTGCGCTGAAAGAACGCGCACTTTTCGCACGTCCTGACCATCTGCTCGGTTGTCAACCGCTCAATCTCAGGGAACAGTTCGACGTAGGTTTTCCCAGTACGAATCTTCCTTGTGACTTCCCTGCAGAGGCCAACCTCCTTGGCGATGTCACCAGTTCGCATCTCAACTGGAGCCGTCAATACCGCAAGCACGATCTCGTCTTCAGTTCGCATCGGGCACCTCCAGCAGGCACGCTTTATCCAGTAGCTCCTGGTAGCGATTGCAGCGGTCGAAGGCCCGGTCCTTTGTAGCCGTCAACTGCCCCTGTAGCTCCTCGATCAGCTGGTTCTTCGCTTCTTGGAAGCTATGAAACGTAGGCAGCGCCCGCTTTTGACGCAAGACGGGGGGCATCTTGTGGCCCCGGTTGTTGAAGTCCCTGAGAGGAGCCAGGTACAAACACTTTTCCGTTTCCGCAACAACGGTAATCGGGTAGACCCGTGCCGAAAAGTCGTCGAAACACCAGAAGGTCTTGGCGGGTGAGTAATTAGTACGCATTTGCATCATCCAAAGAGGGAACCTTGCTCAGCATCTTTCCCCGCAGCGAGCATCCTGTTGGCGCGGGCAGGCGAGATCGACGCAGGCATGAACTTGGCCTTGAAGCCGACACCTTCGATAACTTCCAGTGCGGACCTGACAGATTTGGAGACAACTTTCACATCACCCAAGGTCATTCGCAGGCCATCGTTTTCTTTTTCGGTGGCCTCCTCCATGATCTTCTCGTTGACGTACCAAGTGAACATCTGGGTTTTCCGGTCAGCCCGGTCCTGCCAGTTCCTGGTGCCGGCTCGGTCCCTTAGGGATTCGGTGGTTTCGTTCCAGAAGTTGTTGTTGCGTACCTGATGGGTCGCCGCGTAGGGCAGTTCGTTGGCTTTGGCCATCGAGCTGATGTCCTTGTTGCTTTGGACCCTGGCGGCAATGACCTCCGCCCCCACCTGGTTGAGCGGCAGCGGCTTGCGAGTGTCCCGCACTTGGGACGCTCGGCTGCGGTCCACCTCCTCCAGGAACCAGCCGTCCATCCAGACCGCGAACGGTGCGCTGATCCAGCGGGCCAGGTCCACGGCGACCTGCGGGTGAACCCAGGTCCCGCCACCGCGCCCCTGACGGGACTGGATCAGATCAAACAACGGGATTTCGGAGGTTTTCGCGAGGGCGTTCAGGTAGACCTGACACTGATCGCTCTCGCGATACTTCGACCAATGTTTGCCGTTGGCCTTGCACATGGCCGTGGCGTTGACGTAGCCGTCGGTGGTGCGGCGGCTGATCGGGGTGCCGTTCCAGGCACGAGAAACGAGTTTGGCCATCAGAAGGGGATCTTCTCGCTACCGGCAAACAGGTCGGCCTGGGGCTCGCTGGCCTGGAGGGTGCTGGCATCCACGCCGGCCTCGGGGGCGCCGAACACGTCGCTGCTGACGCTGCCAGCGTTGTAGGGGACGTGGGCCAACACCCGCACCGCCAGCAGGTTCAGGCTGATCCCTTTCCCCCCGTCGATGTTGTCCCAGAGGTAGGGGCTGTAAGCGATGCGGCAGATCGAGCCGTTGCCGATCGGCACGTTGATGGGCCAGGGGTTGCCCTTGGCGTCCTGCACGATCGGCGCCGGCAGCTCCATGCCGCTGCGTGTTGCGGTGTCCCTGGTGAAGCTGATGCGGGTGAGGCCGGTGGCCTCCTCGGTGCCGTCCAGGCGGGTGATGACTTCCTTTTTCCAGGGCCGGCCGTTTGCCCCGTACTTGGCGTTGCCGCCAAACTTATCCATGAAGGCCTTGTGCAGGCTGCCGATGAAGGCCTTGGCGGCGGCGTCGGTTTCGGGATCGGCCTGCAGCAGCACGATCCCGTACTGCATTTTCTCGTTGGCCTTGCCCTGGTTGACGGTCTTGGGCTTCAGCACGTTGGCGAAGATCACCTCGCCGGCTGGGGTGATGAGTGATTCGGTGGCCATGTAGTCAGGTGAAGGGTAGATGCGCCCCACGGATGCAGTGATCCAGGGGAGCACTCAAGAACCTACTTACGCAGCGTCGAAGCGTCAACCCGCATCAGCTGAACGCATAGGGGTTGGTCCCGATCTGCCCGACCAGGAGCTTCCCGACCATCGGGGGTTTCGGGATCTCGACCCCTGACTGAGACTGGATTTCTCGCTGCACCTTGCCCAGCCAGTTGGATTGGTACATGGCCCCCAGTTCCTGGTGCAGCAGCTGGTGCAACTGGCCGGCCCTGGAGGGGATGGCAGCGAAACAATCGTGATTCGTCAGCACCTGGAACCCCTGCTCCCCAGCTCTGCAGATGATCCTGGCGCAGAAGCTCGCGTCAAAACTGTGGATCAGGTTGGCCGTGATTCCCCTGCTGGTCACCCGTGCCGACAGTTCCCCCGGCGTGGCCCTGGTCGCTGCCCATCGCCGGTTCCCGCTGACCGCCGTTCGCACCGCTGCCCGCTGTTGCTGCTCGGCCCCCAGCTCCACTGGGAACCCGGTCGGCGTCGTCCATCGCACTGGCTGCTGGGTCTGCACCACCAGGCGGCCAACCTCCCGCAGCCAGGCCCGCACCTTCAGGCAGCTGGCCAGCTCCTCCTTCAGCACGGCGTTGATGTGACGGGCCAGGTACTGCGAGGGCTGCACCAACTCCCGCTCGTACCGGGCCGGCCAGACATCCTTGGCCGCCTCCAGCTGCAGCGCCAGGCCATCGGCCACGCTCCAGAAGCCAGCCCCGTAGATGGTGGTCATGGTGGGCCCCTTCAATGTCGAACGAGTGACCCCCAGCTCCAGCCATTGAGCCGCCTGCCGCTGGTAATGGGGCGGCCCAGCCTCCAGATCCAGCCGGAGGCGATCCACCACCTTCTCCGCCATGAGCCCGTACAGATCGGCCGGCGTGTCCCCGGTCAGTCGGGTCATGGCGCCCAGCTTCCCGTCCCTGGTCAGGGCGGCCAGGATCGCCATGCCGGAGGCGTGTTGATCGAGGCGCACCGGGCAACCGATCGGCGTGGTTGGATCCGTCAGCCACTGCCGCACCGCACGGCATAGCTGCAGGAACTGCCAGGGATCCTTGGCGTCACGCCACAGATCAACACGATCCAGGGGATGCTCGGCCGCGGCGGTGAGCAGATTGAGGTTCTGTTTCCCCCAGGCCAGGCGATCCGCCCAGGTTCCCCGTTCCCCCCAGTGGCCGGCGGCCGCCTTCAGCATCCACTCAAACCCCTCCTCCCCTGCCGGTTCCCCCTGCAGTTCGATGGCTGCCTTCTCCCAGTCGGGCCCCTGGTGGGTGGCCTCACGGTTGGCCGTGTACACCCGGCCCCGCCAGTCCAACTCATAGGCGAACCAGCAGGGCTGCCCTTGTAATTCCTTCAGGGCCGCGATGCTGCGCTGCACCTTCAGACGCAGCGGGGCGTTCTGCTGCCGGTCGATGCGGGCATCCATGACCGCCGAGTACCACTCCCGCATCCCTTCCTTGCCGACCTTCTCAGTGGGCCGCGGCGGGGCCTCCACCGGCTCACGCTTCACGGGGAACACGTCGATACCGCAATCCCAGGCTTCCTCCTGGATGGCCACCATCGAGGGGTTCACCACCATCTGCTGGGCCTGCAGCTGGTTCACCACGGCCAGCTGCTGCTGGATGCTGGCGACCGTCAGGTGCGGCGCCCGCACCACCAGCGGTTTGGTGTTGCCGAGGTGCCCACCGCCATGCAAATCGGTCCATGGCCGCGGCGGCTCCAGCATCGGCAGCCGCTTGGTCGGCAACTCCCGGATGGGCGTGGCCTTGATGATCGCCAGGGCCTCGACCGATGGCTTCACATCCACCACGGAGCGGCCCTTCTGTTGCCGCCCGACCAGCTTCACCAGCCCGGTGGTGCCGGCCACCAGATCGAGCAGCAGGGCCCCCACCTCGAACCGATCCTGCGCCGACCATTCCCCAGGCTCAATCGCCATGGTTTTCAGCAGCCGGAGATCAGTGATTTCCGTGGTCCTATACCGGCGCTTCATCAGCCGGAGCGTGCCGGCCCGCTTCTCCTGCAGGGTTGCCCCCCGCACCTCGCGCTCCAGGGCGGTGCCGATGGTCAGGGCCAGCCGTCGATGCGAGCGGGTCTGGCTGATCCCGTCAATCACCAACGGCAGTGCAACGGACACGATTGCTGGTGGCCCACCGCGATCCGCCAGGTGCAGCAGCAGGGGCAACGCGCAGTAGTGAGGCCCCGCCATTCCCGGCTTGGCGATCCACTTCGCCAGCAGCATTTCCAGGGCATCCCGACACGGTTCCCCGTGCTGCCGAACCATTGCGACCCCGTATGGGGTCCGGGATTCCTGGGTCTTTGCTCGTAGCCGCTGGTGTTGTGCGCGGCTGGTTTCTTTGGCCTTGGTTTCATGTGCTCTCTCCCGCATCAGCTGGCCAGCGGACGCGCTCCCCATGCAGACCTCGATGCAGACCTGGTGCAGACCTGGGATTTCTACTGCACCACTGCAGAAGGCGACATGCAGACCAGAAACTCAGTTGTCGCAGATGTTCTGCAGGGATGCAGGGTCAAAAAACAGATTTTAAGTCCGCTGCGTATGCCATTCCGCCATGCCCCCTTCAGTCACCGGAACGCTTTTCAAGAATTTAGGTCTGCATAGTCTGCACGTTTTGATGCAGACCAAACAGACCAAAAGGCCTTTTCAGCGGGCAGGTAGACGCATCCGCATCCTATGGGTCTTCGAGCGCCACCACGCAGCTGGCCAAGGCGTCGGTGCCTAGGTGCATGTATCGCTGCACCGCTGCCAGGCTGCGCCAGCCCCCCCAGGCCATCAACATCCCCTGGCTCACCCCCTTGCTGGCCAGCTTGGACGCGCAGGTATGCCGGCAGGTGTGAATTGAGAACGCCGCATCATCGGCCAGGCCCATGACGCTTTTGGCCCGCCCAAACAGCTGCTGGAACTGCCGGTAGGTGTATGGCCACACGCGATGGGACCGCACCGCCGGGAGGTGGGGGCGCACTGCATCCTGGGCCCGCTTGGTCAGCGGAACCGATCGTGGCCGGTTCGTCTTGGTTTGGGAGAACGTGACCCGGCCAGCGGTCAGATCCACGTCTCCCCCGGCCAGCCCCTCGGCTTCCCCCCAGCGGCAGCCGGTTTCCAGCAGCCACACCAACAGATCAGCGGCCACCGGCTGCTCCCACTGCAGGAACAGGGCAATCATTTGATCCCGTTCGTGATCCTCGATCACCCGATCCTTGAGGTTCCGCAACCGCATCTGCTTTGGCAGCTGGGGCGCCTCGGTGAGGAACCCGTGGAGGATCGCGTCGGACTGCATCGCCCGCAGCGCCGAACACTTCTTGTTGATGGTGGCCGGCTGGTTCCCCTTGCGAATCAACTCCTGCCGCCAGGCCTCGACCAGCGGCGCATTCACTGCGGACAGCTGGGTGGCGGGACCGAACCAATCGACGACCGCCTGGCTGAAGATCGCCGCGGTGCGTTCGTAGGCGGTGCCGGCCCACCGGATCCGCAGCGACAGGGTGCGGGCCTCGTTGAGGGTGAAACCGGCGGAGCTTTTCGGCGGAGGCTTGATGGCAGCCTTGGCCCTGGCCGGCACGGTGGCGCGTGTTGCCAGCTTCTTGCGAAGCTCCACCAGGGCCGCGGCAGCCTCTTTCTCGGTGGATCGCAGTGCGGTGAGGCGCCGGCCGCCCTGGGCGACATCGGCAACCCATCCTTTTGGGGTCTGCCGGACACGGCCGGCGGTGGTTGTGGTCATGGTCTGGGTGTCGGGTGATGGGTGGACAGGGGTCAGCTGGTCTGCAGCTGGCGCATCAGGGCAAGGCCCTTGGGCGTGAGGCCAACGAGGTTCCGCCGCCCCTCGTCCGGGTCTGGGGCTAGGGAAAGGAGGCCAAGCCCTGGTCGGCCGCGGCGATGCTCGGCCCCCAGGGCGTTGACGGTGCGGCTGACGCTGCTGTTGTTCAGGTTGAGGGCGTCTTGGAGCTGCCGGTAGGTGCAGCGTCCGTTCAGCCGTCCGACCTCGATGAACAGTCGGAGGTGGTGGAGGGGGACGGCGGTGGGGTCGTCGTGTTGGGCTGCAAAGGAGTCCAGCGCAGCAGCGAGGCGATCGAGTTCCATGAAAGGTGGGTGAGCCACCGAGGCAGGTGCGTAGGAACCAGCCTAGGAGGGTTGTACCCCTGCACTTGTAGTCGGTGCAGCAGCTCCTCCTCAAGGGCCTGCATCACATCAGCGGCAGCCTGCACCCTCTCCTCAGCATCGGACAGCGCAGCTTCAGCAGCTCGCAGCTTCAGCAGCAACACGCGGTGTTGCGCCAATTCGGGATACATCTGCAGACATGCAGAAATGCCCCCCTGCTGTTGGTACAGGGCGGCGAGGGCATCGGGCAGGAGCGCATACTGGGTCATGTTGCGTTGGTGTTGTGGTGATGTAGGGCTAACGGTGATTTAATCAGATCAGGTCCATTCGGACTGAGTTCCAGACCTTTCCAAGAACGGAAAGATGGCCTCCCCTTCGTCCGTCAGCCGGTACTGAAAACCGCGGCGGTGCGGGTGTTTCCGGTGCTCGATCAACCGGAACGGGCTAGAGCGGATTCCTCCCCGCTGGTTTGAGCCACTGGTATCCCGACCACTGAGAAACCGCAGTGATCGGGATACATGGACCCTGCTGCTGCCGGTGGCGGCGTTGATGGCCCCCACGGCATCAACCCCACCAGCAATCAGCAGCAGGATCTCCAGCTCCAGAACTCGGAGCCCGTGGCCCCCAGCGGTGGCAGCCCGGCGACAGGCGCCGATCGCCTCCGCCATGGCCAGGGTTTCGGCTTGCGTCATGTCGTTTCAATCCGCCGCAGTTTCCTGATGGCGTCCTGCATCCGGTCAATCGCAAGGCGGGCCTCGACATAGGGCCGTTCCCTCCCCAGCGATAGGGCGGGGGTTGCTGGGCTCTGGGTCTTCAGGTATTCCTGAAGCCTGGGCAGGTGGGCCTCGGCTAGGCGCCGCAGGGCGCGGGCCTGTAGGCGGCTCAGGCTGTAGTAATCACGCATCAGCCCATACGCCTTGGATCTGAACCAAGCGGGCGGTATCCGCGGCTTCCGCTTTGATCTTGGTGAGATCCAGGTTTAGCCCTGCATCCAACCGCCAAAACAGTTGCTGGAAGCTGTCCAGGTATTGATTGGTGCAGCGTTTGCCCCAGCGGGAGCAGTAGTCGCGTTCCCTGCTGTGGGAGATCGCTAGGCGGTCTACTAGCTGCCGTGCGCTTATGGGCCCCCAGAGGGATGGGTCGTTTGTTCTCAGCATGGTGTTTGTCGGGTGAGTGGCAGCGGGTGAGCGCTGCAGGGTGGCCGAGGGTCCCCCCAGGGCCACGGTGCAGCGGTCGGACTAGGACGGGAAGAACAGGCCGGCAAACCAGCAGAGGGCCCCCTGCTGATCGCCGTCGGTGTCTTCCTCGATCCAAGGGGTTCCCCAGTCCTGGTATTCCATGGCCGGATCCGTGGGTTCCCCGTGGCGGTCGAAGTCGCCGCGCAGCCGGAGGGCTGGGCCGCCCGTGCTGAGCAGGATCCGCCACTCGTCCAGCTGCTCGTCCGGCTGCTCGTCGGGAGTATGCCAGGCGCTCCTAACCTCAATGGATAAGGGCTGCTCCCGTGCTTCCTGCTCGATCGCCTCTAAAAGGCCATCACGGCCGCGGTGAGCGAAGGGGCTGAGATCGTCGCCTTTGGGGGCAAGCTCCCGGAGGCGTGCCCGATCGGGCCAAGCCAGCTCTGACGCTGGCTGGCTGTCGTCCTGGGCCCACTCGGCCAGGCGGTGAAGCTGGCTGATCTGCTCCAAATGGCCGCGAGCGTTCTCCTGTGCGTGGTTGGTGTTGTTGGTGGTGGCCATGGGTGGCACTCCTAGGTGTCGGGTGAGTTGCTGCCAGAGGGCAGCAGGGAAGCCCCGCGGGGCCTCCGTGCTGTCGTCAGGCCGGAACGATGCGGCCGTTTTCCTTCCGCCAACGGCGCGGCGATCCCGCGGCGGCTGTGATGGAGCTACCAGACCGGCGAGGGATACCGGCAAGGCCTCGGCCGAGAATCCAACCCTCGCCATGGCAGCTGAAACAAACGCCGCCTTCGATATGGGCGAACCAAGGCATGGAGCCGGTGCCATTGCAGCCCCAAGGGCACGGGTAGGCGTTGGGGTTGTCTGGCCAGGGATTGGGCCGCATCGGCCGGCTTAAATCGTCTTCGTGGTGTTGCTTGGGGCGTCCGTCTGGCCGGTAGCCGTGGAGCGCTGCTGTGGGTGTGGTGGTATTCATCCCCAGAAGACCTCCTGAACGGACAGGACCGTGCGGATCGCGGGCCAGGTGGCCTTGGCGGCTGCCCGTGCGCCGCTCTCGCTCATGGCGCCGACGTAAAAAGCGTCTTCGGTGTCGTGCTTTGGTCCCAGAAGCTCACCGCCGCAGCGGGTGGCGATGGTGGCGCGGACTCGGTAGTGGCCCATGGTGTCGGGTGAGTAGGTGTCGGGTGAATAGGTGCCTAGGGGCTCACCAGGGAGCCACCTAGGCCAAGGTCGATGAATCGCCGACGGCTTCCGGCGGGCCGTGGTAGCGATCAGTACGGGTACGCCGGGGCTGTCCAATCAGCCCAGAATTCGCCATGCGGATAGCTGCGCTGCAACTGGGCAACGCAGTCCCATGCGCAGACTTCCAGGTAGTGGGCGTGGCCGGTGGGTATCACTCGGCTGCCTTGGTCGTCGGTGATGGTGCAGAAAACTTCGTACATGGCTGTGTCGGGTGATGGGGTCGGGTGTCGGGTGTCGGGTCGGCGGGTGAGCAAGTGGGCAGGCGTCAAGCGTTGCTAGCGGTGGCCAGGGGCTGGCCTGCGTTGCCACGGCGGACGGCAAGTAGATGACCCGGCCACTGCGACCGGTTTTCCTTGGCAACCGCATGTGCTGCAGCGGCGCTGAGGTAATCCCAGCGAGTTAAAGGCAGCCACTCCTCCCAGCCGTTCCCGGCTGCGTTAGGGCAGGCGATCCACACACACCACGTTTCAGCGGTGCTGTCGTGGGTCATGCCAGCAGGAGCCGGACGGCTGCGGAAGGTGTCCACAAAAGGGGAGGCGTTGATGTCCATTGAGGTCTGTCGGGTGATAAGGGTTGCCGGTGCCGTGACCTGCCACCGGCTACAGGGATCGTGTCGGGTGAATGGCTGCATCGCTGCAACCACTCACACCATGACATAACAACGTCCCTACGGTGGGAGCGATGGGGTGCGGGGCTGGGAATTATTACAATTCGTAATTATATGAAACTCATGCAGGACTGCATTTGCCCAGCTTACACTTACCAGGCCCCCTACCGCAACCGATTGGCATGGCAGCGGATGGCCAATCCGCTCCCGGCCCAGTGGTGGACAGGGTTGCTGCTGCAGACCAGCCCGGCAGCCTGCAGACCCTGCCGCCGGCCAGGCTGCAGAGTAAGAGGAAACGCGCAGGGGGTATGGGGGGGCTCCCGCCGCTCACTTAGCGCTCCACCCCCCCACACCATGCGACCCAAAAAGCAGGGAAACGGGTGAAATAAGTGTTGTAGGGGTGCAGGAAGCAGGGATGCAGGGATGCAGGGATGCAGTGCTGTGTGGATACCTAGGGGATACCTAGGGATGCAGGGATGCAGTGCTGCATGGCTGCAGGGATACCGGCTGGAGGATCCCGTTGGCAGTGGTGGCCGATCCATCGGCCTTGGCGATACCGGCTGGAGGTGCCACCAGCAGGGCCGATGAATCGGCGGCCGTCAGGTTCTGCCTCCCGACATCACCCTGAGCGGAGCTTTTGCTGAGGCCCTGCTAGCCACCCGCGAAGCGGGCTTGGCCTTGATGCCCGTAGCCAGACTGGCGGTTGGGTTGAGGCGGGAGGAATTTTGCCCGCTTCACCCTTCGTGTCGCTCCCGCCTCGGCCCTGCCGACGGAATGGCGAAGGGGGTCAAGGCTGGCGTCAAACGAAGCAAGGGCAGCCACGGGATCAGGCTGTGGATGGTCGCCCTGCTCCCCTGTATGACTGAAGAATCTAAAGCGAATCTCGACCTAGGCGGGTGTGGGAGGCGTTGTTCTGCACCCATGTGGAGATCGTTCTACACTTTGGTTGGACAGCCCCCTTCCCCCCGCTGAGTTGCGTTCAGCAGGGGGGAGTTGAGACGGGACTGCCAGAGGAACTAGCTCTGACCCATGAAGCGTACTAACCCCGACCCGTTTGAGGACTTCCGTGTGGTGCATTCCAATGGGATGGCACTGATCTGGGCAGCCCTTCGCAAGAGCCCAAGGGGGTTGATGCCCCGTGACGTGGTGGTGCTGTTCCGGATCGTGGACTGCACGGACTACCGGACTGGCAAGGCCAAGGTCACGGTGAACCAGCTGGCGGAGGACGTGGCAATGCAGCCGACCCACTGCAGCCTGTCGATCTCCCGGCTGAAGAAGGAGCTGCTGGTGGTGACGGTCAGGGATCCAGAGACTGGTGGCCGGTACTTCCTGCCGAACCCGTACCTGACATCGAGCACCAAGGCAAAACAGGCGTACCTGTGGCAGTTATTCCAAGCGGCCATGGACTAGGTAGCCAGCTGACGCCACCCAACCACCCACCCAACCACCCACCCAATCACCCGACACACGAACCATGAAAACCGTTGACAAAGCCAACACGCCTCGATTTGCCATGGTGGATACCGAGTCCGCAATGCGAGTCACGGAGCTGGTCGGCAAAAGGGAACTGCAGCTGCGGGACGTTGCCGTGATCTGGGCCTTGATGGCCCACACCAGCTCGTACAGCGGTCGGATCCAGGTGACTGCGGCTGGGATTGCGAACGAGCTTCAGGTCTTCGATTCGGATGTCAGGGCCAGCCTTGCCCGATTGAAGAAGCACGACCTGCTGCGGCAGATCAGGGACAGGAACACCGGGGAGTGCTACTACCGGCTGGACCCGGACCTGGTGCTGACCAACTCAGGGGGCAGCCTGTTCGCTTTGGCCCGCAAGGAGTTCGCAGAAGCATGAAGCGTGATCCCGTTGTTGAGCTGGAGGAGATGCTGCGAGAGAAGCGCAGCAAGCTGGCCAGGCTGAAGGTGCAGCGAGCATCAGCTGCGGCCATTCAGGATGCGGAGGAATGGGTTGAAGCGTTGCAGCGAGAGCTTGAACTAGCCCGTGCTGGGCAGCTGCCTTCCGCCCTGGATGCTCTTAGGGTTGGAGCCATTGATCTGCACTGCTGCAATGGCTGATCTCCAGATGGTCAACTCAAAGGACGCGGAGAGGCTGGGTCTGTCCTCGACGCTGGTTACCCATGAGGAGTGGGAAGCGGCTAAGGGGGAGCAAGGCAACGGTGGTGTGCCGCTTGAACCGGCGACACCACCGGAGAGCACGGAAACCGAAGACTTCTTGGATGAGTGCATGGACCCAGTTACTGCGGCTGCGGTGGCTGCGGGTGAACTCCTGATGCTTGACCCTGAGGAAGTCGCATACCTGGGCCTGCCGTCTGAGCTGGTGAGCCGTGAGGACTACCAGCGGGCGGTTGCCTACATGGACATTGCCGAGGCCAACCACCCGGACAGGGTTGCGGCTGCCGAGGCTGCGGCTGCCGATGCAGTCCTGTTTGAGGATGGCCCCCAGGAGGCCCAGGAAGCCGCCCCTGAGGACCCGGACGTGTCAGTGGAGGCTGGCGTAGCCAAGAAGCCCCGCAAGGGCCGTAAACCTGCCACTGGTGATGCTGCTGGTCAGTCGGTGGCCGACGAGGAGTGATCCCCTGTGGCGAAGCTGCGGATGATCGACACCTTCAGCGGGATCGGCGGTTTCTCGCTGGCGGCCCGCTGGCTTGGTGGGATCGAAACCGTGCAGTTCGTGGAGCGGGAGCCGTTCTGCCAGCGGGTGCTGGCGAAGCACTGGCCTGCGGTGCCCTGCCATGACGACATCTGCACCTTCAACCCCGAGCCACATTCAGCCGACATTGTTTGCGGTGGATTCCCCTGCCAGGACATCAGCCAAGCCGGAAAGGG